TCGACCAAGCTCTCGAGCGTGATATTGCCCGCACTCGTGCTGGCGTGCAGGGTCAAATAGAGCTGACCAAGTCGAAAGCACGCGCTGAAGACTTCTTACGTCGTCAAGGTTTCAGTCGTGCCATGGCTGGCCGGGCTAGCTTTGCGTAATGAACGCAACTATTGGCGACTCCACTACGGTCAGCTCCTGGCTGGATTCCTTAGAAAAGTCTCAAAAAGAGGCTTTTCTTTTTTATGCGCGTAACGCCACGAGTGACATTGAGGCTTACCTCTACGCTCGTTTTCTACGTCCTGGTTACCAAGGCAGCATTTCGGATCTGACTGCCTTTGTCCAGGAGCGTTATCCCAAAGAGGATCTTCGGAAAATCCTGTTGATCGAAATCACCGATCTGCAGCAGGACATCCAGAACGTCCGGGATATGTGCATGCAGGGGGCGTTAGATCACGCAACTGCAGCCACCAAAATTTCTGTTCTGCAGAAAGAACTTCGCTCGCACATCCAAGCTGTCCGATCAATTTCGGATGGCCTTGACCGCCGTGGTCTTCTGCTGGCAGGGGCTGATCGTTGTCTCCGCGAATTGTTGAACTGCTTCGAGGATCAGCCCACCATCTCAGACCTGATCGAAGATTCTTCGTTCATGGTCTGGAGCATCATGGAGAAGGAGGAGAAGTCCTAAACGGGCTTCATCCTCCCAAGGATGTTTGCGATGTGAGTTCGGAAGATTCCGATATACGCATCGTTCACACCACAGGACATAACAAGCTCGTCGTTTTCGACGTAAGCCCCGAACGGCAGAACAAGTGCTGGCTGCCTGGAGACTTTATGGCCTTCGTAGTTAGTCCACCAAATCAGACCATCATTCACAGAACCAGTGAACAAAGGATCCGTCGTGAGTGACGTAATTTTGGTTAGGTCTTTATCTAACGTGTAGGCACCAAGGTAGTACTTGAGGTAGTAGCTTCCGTTTGGCTCGAAAGCCATGTGCTTCCAGTGGTAGAAGACCAGATATTGATCGCCTAAATCAATTGGCGCGACAGAGTTAAACGTTGCGTGGTCCCCGCAAGATTCTTTTAAAACCTCCGAGTTGATCGTGATCTTGGTCTTGCTCTCTTTCTCGATGACGATGTCACGAGTCGAGTAGAGGCAGTGAAGTTCGCCGTCTTTATCGAAGAAGCACCAGTTTTTTTCTACGGCGCCTTTCTCTCTGTTTTTTCCGATCGGAGGATAAACAGCGGATACCGCATAACCGGCGTCGTCTACAAGAGCCACAGCAACTTTGGCTTGGCTAAAAGCACTATCCCTTGAGTCGTACTTACTTGCGTAAGCCGAGGTCACCATTTGGATGTACAGCAGATTGTCACCACCAACGAAGAGCCGTGGATCTTCGTGACTTAAACGGTGCTTGTTTCTCCGAACACTTTTCGCTCCGACAATCGTTTTGTCGTCGATAAGCTCGCCCAGCCAGACTTCGGTTGGAGTGTCGTTGAGGTAGAAGTATTTATTGTCCCAGCGAAAGCCGAATGGTTCCGGTTGGCTTCGCCACGCAATAAACGTGCGGTTGTTGTACTTACAGATAGAGGGACTGAAGTCGGCCGTGTGGTCCGGAAGACCGTAGAGAATACGAGTGAAAGTACCTCCGAGTTCTTTCGCCTGTTTGTACACATTGGGAGTTCCTTCTTCCGGGATCCCGGTCAAAGGGTATAAGCAACTCCTGTGAACGTGGTCGTACCGTGCGGATTGGATGCTCATTTGCTCAGCTCCTCGATAGCGGCGCTAAATCCAGCTGCAACACTTTCCCAGCGATACTCAGGTCTTTGAGTTACGGCGTAACACTTCTGACCGACTTCCTCGCAAAGTTGAGGATCAGCGTAGAGCTGGGTCATCTGCTCACTGAGGTGATCAACTGAAACCAAACCACGCTCGACGCCCAGATCTTTATCTCTAACCCAAGTAGAAATATCAGTAAGAAGACCAGCGCCTTCCCAGATATCGGCACATGCCGTGTGGTTCGGGACAATCTGCGGACGAGCGCAAGCAGCGTGTTCGAAACTGACAAGACCCCAGCCCTCTCCATCAGCGGTGTTTACACCTATATCAACAGAGTTGTAGATCTTGTTCAGCATCTCGTCGGGAGGAGCTGCCATGTAATTAATTTCGTTTGGCGTTGTCATTGCCAATCGGTGTTTTGGATCTAACCCTCGGCGAGTCATTTCATGGTTGAACAGACCTTTAATATCCCAACCGAGGTCTTTAGACCCCATGTTCAGGTAGAGCATGGCGTCGGGTTTATCGACGGCGAACTCGGCGAACGCTTTGAGGGTTAGATCAATGCGTTTGCGGGGTTGGTTTCTGTTGCCGTTAAAGACAATAAATTTGTCCTTGGGTAATCCAAGTTCATCCCGACAAGTGTCTTTGTCGAGGGGGAAAAACTTATCGAGGCTAACTCCGTGAGGCAGAACCCCTAAACGAGGAGCCTTTGCATTTTCAAGAATTCTGTTCGCACAAGGGACAGTAAAAGTCACCGCCAGATCCCAGTTAGGGAGGTGCTTGAACATGTCGGGTTGGTAGCTCTGACTGTCGATTGGGATGTACGCCAGAAACTTGAACCCGATTGTGTCTTTAAGGAAGTGGATCCGCTCCCAGACCTTGTTGACGATCCAAACGTCGTTTAGTGCGATTACGAAATCGGGTTTGATCTTATTAATAATGTCCGGAAGCCTCGGTATGCCAAAACGATCCTGGACGTGGACGTTGGCTGCCGGAAAGATCGGGTAAGGATAGTCATGCGGATCTCCGTTGTAGTTGATGCCTACAACATGAACCTCATGATCTTTATGGAGTGCATCTAAAACACTATGTGTTACACGACCGAATCCAGTGTTCGAGCACGCATCTCCGTACCAGAGGATTTTTGCCACGCAGAATTTGAACCGAGGTAGCATCAGTATAACGACAGTCTTTAATACCGAATATGCCCAGTCGCGAGTCTTTTGCTTACCGAAGAGCCGCACGTTTACGTGCACAGCAAGCAACAAGTGATGTAGTCGACGCACAAGACACTATTTATTCTAAGGCCGCTGCGGACTTTCATACGTTCTGCACGGTGCTGGACAAAGCGCCTGCAAGGCACATGCTCGAGTGGCACGAGCACTTGATCACAGGTGAGTCAAATAAGTACTTGCTAGATATCGCCGGAGAAAATCTTGACATTTTGGCACCGCGTGGGTCGGCCAAGTCGACCGTGCTCAACTTGTTCACCGCGTGGATCATCGGTAAACACACGACAGCTCAAAGGCCGCTCCAGATCATTTATTGCTCGTACAACATTGCGACGGCCATTCCGAAAAGCCGGATTATCCGTCAGATCATTGACTCTTCGGAATTTAAAAAGGTATTTCCGAAGTGTCGCCTCAAGCACGGCATGCAGTCTGACATCGGTTGGTCGGTCGATTTTGACTACGCTGGCATTCCTCGTGTTGGTGATGAGGAGTACACACTCCGCGCTGCAGGTCTTAGGGGTTCTATTACGTCTAAACGTGCGCATTTGGTGATCGTGGATGACCCGATTAAGTCCAGCACCGATATCAAAAACCCGACTATTCGGGAGGAAATGAACAATAACTGGAGCTCCGTTATTGCACCAATTATTTTTGAAGGAGGAAGAGCAATCTGCCTAGGAACTCGATTCCACCCTTTAGATATTCACAAGACAATGTTCACTCCTGCCAAGGGGTGGAAACAGGTTCAACAGGAAGCAATTACCTACGGAAATAACGGCGATCCGGTCAGCTACTGGCCAGAGCAGTGGAGTACTGACTATCTCTTAAAACAGAAAGAACTCGATCCTGTTGCTTTTGCTTTCCAGTACCAGCAACAGCCGGTCATGACGTCCGACCTGATCGTTTCTCCAGATCTGCTGGTAAAAGGAGAAGTGGTCACCGAGTTCGATAGTCTCGCTGTAGGCATCGACCTCTCGGCAAGCAAGAACGAAACCTCTGATTACACAGCCTTTGTTCTTGGCGGTCGACTCGGCGACAAGTACTACATCATCGATGCACACCAGTGTCGGTCAGTCGGAAACCTAGAAAAAATCGATTTACTTTGCGACCTACTCACCGAATGGGGTGTTCTCGAGCAGCAGGGTGATACCTACGCAGCCACATATTCCACGGTCACACTTGTCGTTGAAGCCGTGGCTTACCAAGCAAGTTTGGCGGCTGACTTAAAACGAATCTTGATTCAAGAGAGGGATTTAATGAACCTCCATATCCACGAGGTCAAAGGATTTAGGGGAGATAAAATTGCTCGGTTCAGAGGGACATTGGGTCTCTTGGAGAACAAAAAAATTATCTTCAATAAATATCGAAAGTTTGATGCGCTATTCGAGCAGCTAATTAACGTCGGTAGCACGGCTCACGACGACATGCTTGACGCCTACACCTGGCTGATCGCCTTCTTACAGCGTCGGGGTCAATTCACGATTGAATACTGATGACAGTCAAACTCTGGGTAGCAGTCGCTGCGCATAATCCGATGCAGCGAGTTCAAAATCTGCTGAAAGTTGCCGAAAACTATGCGGCGTTTGACGCAGACGTCACTCTGAATTTTTACATTAACTACGAAGCGCAAGCTGATGTAAAAACTCTTGAAACGGTTTTTGACGTCGTTGACTGCAAAATAAACATTATCGTTGCTGACCCAGCGTATGAAGGATGGTATTTAACCTGGGCGCATAAAAATGATCTAGCGTCTGCCGTTTTAAACAAACAATACGATTACTTTATTTATCAAGAAGATGACATGGGAATACAGAATCACCACTTCAACTATTACCGAAAGTGGCGCCCTCGCTTAGCTCAGCACGGACTTGTGCCCGGTTTCGTTAGGTACGAAAACTTTCGAGGGTCCAAGATCCCTTTCGACAATCAGGAGAGACATCCCCTCGGAGGAAGAACACGCAAGATCTGGGGCGACATCGACTTTCCGGTTGAAGCACGCTTGATTGTTGACCACGAGATTCACTTCTTCTCGCAGTGCTCGAACCCCTACTACGGAGCCATGATCCTCGATTGGCACGAAGCGAATGCCTACATCCGATCTGCGAGTTTTGACCACAACCTCAGCGTGGCAGTTGTCGGTTACCGAGGGTGGCCTATTGCCGATAGGAGTTCGATGGGTACAGCGTTTGAGCAGGTGCCGGAGGGATACCAACACAAAAGGTGTGTTCCGATCCGCGCTAAAGATGATTTGTTTGAAGTAGTCGACTGTGCTCTTATTGAGCACTACGGATTTAAGTACTCGTCTGCGCTTGCCTCCAATGGCACGAAGCTCCTAGACTCAGATCATATTTTTCACCTAGCTACCCGTGATTAGCCGAGGTGCAAATCGTGTCAATATTTGCTTTGTCGTCGACGGTTTCCGGAAATGTGAGACGTTGAGCAAGCACGATGCTGACCGTCTCAGACGCCATATAGAATCCCAAAACGGAACCGTCTACTGGTACAACCCCTGTGACTGACGCTGTAAGACCGGACTACTACAACAAAAACGGTCTTGAGTGCTACGACCTTATTGAAGCTTCGTGCGGCACAGAAGGCTACAAAGGTTTCCTGGTAGGGAATATCTGGAAATATCTGTGGCGCTGGAAGGATAAGAACGGCATTGAGGATTTAAGGAAGGCGCAGGAATATCTTGCTAAACTTATTCAGAGCCTTGAGTAAAGATGTCTGACGTACGAGCGCTAGGCAGTATCTACGGCCAATCGGCGTTTCTTCCTTACGTCAGTGGTCACTCGGTCGAAGCCGGGACTTCTTCGAATTTCCCCAACGGTCGTGCCGTTTACGTAAACGCCACGGGCGATAACCAGCAGCTTGTCTGCCAATTCGCGGATCAAGCTTCCAGCTTCGTTACGCTCTCTGGTTTTGTTTCGGCAAACAGCCCAGAGATTTTGCCTCTCGCTCTTGTCTCGATCAGCGGAACTTCGACCGTGGACGCCACGGTTCTGTACTAATGGGTGGGTTAGCGGCTTATCTCGATCTGGTCAAAGGCAACGTCGATAAGCTCGGCGAAAAAAGCTTTGGCAACGTCGAGAAGATTGGCGGTCTCCTAGAAAAAGGCCTCGAAAGTGGTGTTATCGGAGGCCTCGTCGGTCAAGTGCTCAAGGGCCTTGGCGGAACAAAAGAGCGCATGGCCGGTGAGCGCATGGGTGTTGACCGCGACCAGGTCGTCGCTTTTGCTGATGAAGATCGCCCTAATCGCCGTCAGATGATGATTCGGCTGATCGGTGGGGATGATGACCGTCCTCTATTGGATCAATTCTTCCGCGAGCAAGACCAGCGTCGCTTGTTCAGCCCTTCAATTGAAGAAATCGGCTGATGGCCAAGGAAGAAGGAACAGCCAAAAAACGCGACCCCAAAAAGTGGGCTGCGGCAAAGGCTAAAGCCCGTAAAAAGATGGGCGGTCATAGCGCCCGTGCTATGCAACTTGCAGTCAAGTACTACAAGGAAGCGGGCGGTCGCTACGAGGGCAAAAAGTCCAGCAAAAACAAGCTAACTCGCTGGGGCAAAGAGGACTGGCAGACCCGAGAAGAATACGAGAAGAAGAAGTAATGGCCGATAGAGCTCGCGAAAAAGGACGCACCGAGCGCTACCTCCCCAAACGAGCGTGGGCTTCTATGTCCGCCGAGGAGCGTCGGGCAACTGACGAAAAGAAAAAGCGGGCCACGGCTGGGAATAAGCCTGTAAACACACAGGTCCCCAACACTGAGAAAGCTAGAGAAGCTCGGCGCAAAGCTTCCGCATATGTGCGGAATAAATCCAAGTAACTTTTAGACTGTTTGTACGAGGGATAACCAATGGCTAACTCGGACATCTACGCCGGTCTTAAAAAACTTTTAGACCCAGGCTCGACTTATAGAGAGAAGGCTTTAGCGGACGTCACTCCCTCCGCGATCCAAAGACGTATCCGGCAAGGCACTGCTGGCGATACCGATTTGCGGGATTTAGGAATTACTCAGGTTGGCGGCGGCTACGTTGACAACCTTAAAAAAGCCTTGATGGCCAAAGCTCTCGCGAAGCTGAACCGTCTGGGGGCGCTATGAGCGAAGAAAAGCTCATTGCCCAAATGGTCAAAAATGACCTGATTGAAAAGGCTTTGGCGCTGAAGGCGATGCGTGAAGCCCGTGATGCCACGCCAATTCGTGTTTATAGCGATGGTGGCCTCGTTCCAGCCGATGCAATTCTTCCGCTGAAATCGTATTAATATAGCGACACTCGTACTGTCGCCATGTTGATCGACTGCTTCACGTATTTCAACGAGAAGGAGCTGCTGGAGCTGCGTATTGAGACGCTTAAAGATACCGTAGATCTTTTCCTAATCGCAGATGCAGATCGTACGCATAAAGGCGAACCAAAAGCTTTTAGTGCGTTAGAGACGGTTAAAGAGCTCGGCCTCCCGGAAGAAAAGATTCAGGTCATCCATATCGAGCTTCCCTCTCCGGAGGAAGCGCCAGATCCCTGGATTCGTGAGCGTGCGCAACGCGATGCTCTCGCCGTGGCAATGCGGATGATTGAAGGA